CTACGATAACCCACTCTTTTGTTGCCCCATTTTTGCCCCTTTTGCAGCGTTTTGCCCCATTTTTGCCACCGAAAAATGCGAGAATTTCTCAATCTGTAGCCTGCAAATTGCGCCCATGAATTCTTTCCAAGAGAATCAGTTTCGGCTGGAAATCATTCAATACTCACACTAAAACAAAAAGCCCGCTTATGGTGGACTGCAGGCTTTTAGATTCCGTGATTTAAAAACAATAGTTATAGAAACAAATTACCAGCCTACAGCAATACCCCCTCCGATTACTGCTCCATCAGTATTATTCCATGAAGACGATGCACGAATATTGGTGTTTTCATTAAGTTTGTATTGAACACCAACAGCTACTGCATTACCGTTTCTATAGTTACCAACCCCAACGCCGGCACTAAATGTCTGGTTATTCACATACGGGATATTGGTCATTGCTGCTACGGAAGCAATACCTGCATTAGCTTTTTTAGCATTAGCTTCTATCTTATCATTCAGCTGCTTAAATGTTGAATTTATCTTCCCATTAATTTGGTTAAATTTTGTATCAGTATATGCGAATGATTCTTGTTTTGCTGATTGTATGTTTTTATTAATAACACCGTTATTTTTCGTAACTTCCTGATCAGTGTATGCCATTGATTCGCTTTTGGCATTATTAATATTCTGATTTATCACAGCATTATTTTTGGTAACCTGCTGATCTGTATATGCCAGTGATTCATTCTTGGCATTATTAATATTCTGATTTATCACAGCATTATTTTTGGTAACCTGCTGATCTGTATATGCCAGTGATTCATTCTTGGCATTATTGATGTTTTGATTAATTACGGTATTATTTTTAGCTATCTCATTCCCAGTATAATCTTTCAGTTGCTTAACGTTAACACCATCAGTATCCTCAGTACCTGCGGCAACATGGGTCAATTGTCGATTAGTATTACCCGTCCCAAAAGATACACTATACTCTCTGTCAGTTGTACTTCCCCCGCCGATGGCAACACTATTATTATGTTCAGCCACACTCTGTGAGCCTAGTGAGATGGCATTTTCTGCATTAGATGTAGCCCCTACACCAATAGCTAATGTATCTCCTGCAGTCGCCTGGGCGGAGGAACCAAATGCAACACTGTTTTCCCCGGTTGCTTTAGACGCAGCACCTACACTTGTAGAATTAGCGACTGCCTCACTACCCGCACCATTTGCTATAGCTGAATCACCGTTTACTTTACTAAATGAACCAATGGCTACCGAGTTATTTCCAACAACATTTGCATTTGCGCCAATAGCTGACGATGAGTTACCTTGAGATGAAGAATATGAACCAATTGCAGTATTATAGGCTCCTTCGGTTTTTGAAACAGCGCCAATTGTTGTAGAAGAAGAACCTGAAGCATTTGCATATGCACCAATAGCTGTCGCATTACTATCAGTTGCCTGGCTATTATCACCGGCATTATAAGAATTATATGCATAAGAATTTGCTGAAACTGTAAATATAACAGAGGCTACAAATAGTTTTTTCATAGAAATGACGTATGTTAAATAGATTGAAAAGATAAGATTCAAATCAATTAAATGACGCTTTAAAAATAAGCGGTAGGATTTTATTCATCTGATAAAAATAGCGCAAGAGTTGTCTTATATGAAATATTCAGATAAGTCTTATTGAAAAAAACGGTATAACAAATACATAACATTACGGCCATTATAAATACATTATAAAAATTACAGAGATATTTAATTAAATCCAAAGCATTTTTTCAATATGGATTTCGAAGAACTTGTTATAGTACATTAATCAATCAATTATTGGTATTTCGCTCACTGTTCATATAGTTTTAATACATCAATGCATAAGAACATTTTCTCATTCATAAAAGCGATAAAAACTGTTGTACCTTATATTGTTAATGTTTGGTAACAAAGACAAATCCAACAAGGCATTGATCATCCCCTATGATACCCATAGAAAGAATTATCTGAAATATAATAACGATATAAAGTATATTATTGCTAATGAAACTATATGATAGCTTCACATTCAGCAATACCTGCTCAACCTTATCTCTGGAAATGAACATTGCTAACTTTCCTACTCCTTAATCGTTCTCCCAGAGCGCATCATCCACACCGACAATCCCCTCAGGCATCAGCCAGGTGACATTTTCCGCTAATGGGCTGGTTCAGAGATAAATAGTGCGTCCCCGGAAGCCAAGTCAAAGAGCATTTTTCCCCTGTGACCTTCAACGGCTACTTACTGTTTAAAAACAGCTACGATGCCAGCATAGATACTCTTGAATACGATGTACTACGTTTTTTCTTATTCTGGACTGAACTCCCTAACCTGCTTCAAATCCAGGAGATTGCTCAGTTCCTCTTTCATTTCACGCTGATGACGATAAATCTCATTATTGCGATCAACCTGCGCCATAGCTGCAGCCAGCTCCTCCAGTTCCGTCATCGACAGTTTCACCTGCTGATTATCAGCATCACTCCATGTCATAACGTCCCACTGCCCTGAGTTAGCCCCTGCAGCCATTACCACCGGGTAAAGGCGGGCCAGCGAGTCGGGGCCGCCATTCCAGGTGTGTCCGTTCCATTCGAATGTGAACGGCTGCGCTTCCTGTTCTGTGCGCCACACCTCGATTTCCCGCTTTCTGGCATCCTTTCCCACGGCGATAAGTTCTGGCGTGACGGTGAACGCAGGGCTGTCCAGTGGCGCTTTTGTTTTCGTCTCGTCCATGACGGTTTTGACAGCCTTTGGCGTGGCTGCCAGTACTTCGCTGTCGTTGTCTGTATCACTACAGAGTTGCGCCAGACCTTTTTTGTCGTGGAAGCATTGCTTCCCTTCAGATCATCAACTATCCATTGCGCCTCGTCCCTGTGCTGTTTCGCGCTCTGCTGCGCCTGCACCACAGTTTCCTGTCACCACGTCGGCAACTGTGCGCATCACACCTCTGAGGTGTTTACCCGGGATTTCAGAGTTATGTGGCATCCGTACATGGGGATGCCTGCGCCATCAATCAGCGCACCTGATATCACTACAGACATAGTTTTTCTCGCGATAAATTAAATCAGGAAGAGGCTTCCAGAGAGACGGGCCATTCAATGGCGTTATATGAGGATTTATCAGTGATGGTGCTGAAATCCATCGCCTGCAGCGATTTCGCGTAAATGCGGTACGCTTTCAGCTTCTCCCTGTCGTCGTCACTGATTAATCCCAGCAGCAGGTCTTTTTCCCATTCGCTGGTCATGATGCTGACCCGTTGTAACAGGGCATCGCGCTCATCTTCCGCTTTAAGTTTGTAGTCGAAGACAAATTTATCGTCGCGGTAAAACCAGTAACCAGGCACGGTAATACGGCGGTTAGCGGTAATATCAGGAACTTCAATAACACTGGCGTTACGGGGTTCAATGCCTGTCACATCCTTACCGACCCATACCACGCGCCCGTCTCCGGTGTAAACCATTTTTATGGTGTCACTGGCAAAATTTTTCAGCTCTTCATACCAGTTTTGGTCATCTTCCGAAAAAAGCCAGGTGATACCATGTTGTTTTGTCATCTGATATTGTTCTGCGGTTTTCGGATTGCCTGCAGTAATATTTTTTAAATGCAACATTGTTAAACACTCGCCACGTTATACCAGGTGCCGTTAATCAGTTTCTGAAGCGGTCGGTAATACACGCCGTTGACGTTATCCGCTGAATTTTTACCAGTATCCGATATCGATATCCCTGACAATCCGTGTCCCGCAGGAGCGTGATATGTCCAAGAGATTACATTGCTGCCAGGTTTGTAATACATTTCGGAACCATAGCGCACATCCTGCACGCCGCCATTTCGCTGCTGATAACGGGCATCGAAATTTCCATAGTTTGATGGGGTCATCTGTCCGTTTACAGCGAATGTGATACTGCCATCGGTATTTCTCTGGCTGTAAAAATGCCAGCCGGAATCATCACCAAGCTCTGCAACTACAGGTCGGGATGAATTACCCCATAAATTAAACGTTGCGTTTTTCGTGGAGTTGTTGGCGCTGGATAACGTGAATTTTTTAGCATTTCCGGCCTGAATATTTTTTAACGCTATCGCCACACCATTCTGGAAACGAAATACATGCTGTCCATTCGCATAAACATCCAGAATGCCGTCGCCGTTTTGTTTTATACCTGTATCGTTATCCCCGAAAGCAATTGAGTTTCCGCCCAGCGCGTTCTGAACGCCGATACCCAGTGCACCATTGACCTGAGAACCACCGCCAACAGACACTTTATGCGACATGGATATCTCTCCTGTCCGCAAATTAATGGTGAGCGGACGCAGGGGACCAATATCTCCATTCTCGCCCTGACCTTCACTAGTAGGGATAAGGTGCAGGCACTCTTCAGAACGGCGAAAAATAAGGCCAAAAGCCTCGTTAAAAATCCTCAATGCATTAACACCACGTATTTTCAGCTCCCCGGTCATCAAATCACCAGATTTTTTTACATATCGCAGATCAAAATCTGAATAGATATTGCCGGGGTTTATCACACTGAAATAGCTTTTCTCGCTATCAAGAAGGCAAATCAAAGGAATACCCTTAATGATATCATTCGCTACCAGCTCGGACTTGTTCCCCTTATAAAGTGGGAACGTACCAAGAACCTTTCCGCCTAGTGTTAGTTGAAGTGTCGCCGCGTTGGTATTGTTCTGAACGGGGAAAACTATAATCGGGGTTCGTAGCGTCCAATCTGTACCTCCATTAACAAAAAACGTCGAGGGAAGTTCCAGCGTCAGTGCGTTTGCAGTGCCACCAGTAACACCCGCAATATAATGACCGCTCTGAAGCTGCGCTATTTGTACGAAATAGTTTTCCGAACCACGCGTGGCAAAGTTAGCCACAACATCATTAAGGGACCAACCTTTCGCGGTTGTTCCTTCCTGCCCACGAATGACTTTCAACACATCACCGCTTACCGATACCAAGTGACAAATCTCAAATGCAGACTCTTTATTATCGGTAAGCGTAATTTTTGCATAGACGCGTTGCCCGTTCGATTTATTTTCAAAATCGGCAGAAAGCAATTTTGCAAATTTAGCCCCTGTACCGGGCATTACCGGAATATCAGTCTGAATCGTGGTGATATCACCAGCCAGTGCTGAAACAACGTTATTGCCGAACCCAAGAATCATTTTTGAATCACCGTTGTTGCATAAGAATAAATAAAAGGGAGTTTTACATATTTCTGGTCAATGGCATCTTTCAGAAAATAGCCTATACCATCACCATATTCTGGTATATGAATAGAAAAAACACTGTCCGACACAGTCACGCTCACATCAAAAGTGTGCTGCAACGGCGGGTCTATTCCGTTTTTCCCATGAATGAACCGTGCCACACGGCGCTTTAACCAGTCAATGCAGAAATGCGAACCGTCAGCCTTATAAAAATTCCAAGTTAATATTCGCTTGAAATAATCATCCGGAACATACGATGCCTGCCCCGGAACATAATTCCGCATTGCCGCATAAGGGATTGTATTGTATTCAATGGTATCGTATGCGCCGCGTGCAATAGCCTCCTCGGAAACCTGTAGTAAAGGCCTTTCAACGCCATAAATCCCGAGAGCAATCCAGTCCAGCAATTGCCCGGTTATTGATTCCGATGTCCAGCATGGCAATGCCAGATTGTTGAGTGAATCGAGGTATTCCTGAGCAATTTCATTGTATGCATCAAAGAACGCAACAACATTCGGATCATCTCTGTACTGCACAAACGGATAAGCAGGGAGAATTTTTTCAGTCAGATATTGCATACTTGTTAACTTGAACCTGTGATGCCACTGTCGAAAAATAGGAATAGGTATCGCCATAAACCAGGCTTGTGTCTTTTGCCGGAAGAACAATATGACCATTAATGCCAATGCTCACACTGATTGTTGAGATCAACGTCGCATCAACCAGCAACCTGACAGAACTGGTAAAAATATCCTGGATACGCAGAAGATTTATCGGGTGTCCGACTTCAATTGAATTGATGTAATCAGCAACGTTTTGCTGCACAGCCATAGCAATACCCGCCGGATCAACATAATCATCAGACACCGTGTTCCAGGTGATTAGCACCATGACGTTTTGTGATGACGGGATAACGAACGGCACCTGATAAACGTCCGGCGAAACGGTTATTGAAACCGTGCGTTTTTCCACTGCCGCACCGGATGGATTGCTTACATCGTTGGTCAGTTTCGAAATATCCGGTACAGATTTGTAAATCGCATAAGCCACATCATACGGATCACCGCCACCAACAACCGCAACCCATTTCCCCAGCGACGACTGCCGGAAAGAAATCAGGTTTTCTCGCACACCGCTTACTGATTTGAGCATCGCTTTATAGCAATCCGGTGTTCCCTGCACACCAAACATACCGGACTCCATGACTTCGGCGCGGTAAGATGCCCACGTCTGCGCCTCCTGACCTGGCATCCCTGCGGTAAGGTTCGTGCATTTTACAGGCTGGTCTTTTGGTACTGAGGTAATAACCTGCGTCACAGTCCCTTCCGGTACAGCCCATGAGCCTGACGTTGTGGCCACACAGTAGACTGGTTCAGTCTGCCCACTTTCCGGCACCACCGTATCGCGGGAAACTGCATACTGGTAGTTGCCATCACCGACAACAAATCCTTTAGGGATACCAAACCCCGGCAACGCCTCAAATACCACGTATACCGCCGTATTTGTACTTAATCCCTTCTGTGCTCCATAAATGTTTCCGAGTTGCATCAGTAACGGAATATTTGCGCCGTATGGGCTTACGGAGTTAATAAGGTCCACCCGCGCCTGGTCTATTAATGCCAGCGCCCCGACTGCCGTGCTGGCAAGGTCAGTAATAAGCCCCGCCGGAAGGTTGGCTGTATATCCAGGTACTTTTTCAGCAACTCTGATGATAAGATTTGCAAGCAAATCATTGGGTGGCGTAGGCTGCGCCCCCGCACTGGTCATAGTAATTGGTATTTCTGACATATTTACTCCATTAAAAAACCCGCTTTCGCGGGTTTTTTACTTATTCAACCTCTTCTAAACTGCTCACTCTGGACCCTCGGCGGAAATTATCATCATTTTTAACATACTCGTATGAATCCAGAATCAAACCAGATATGCGAAGTATATCTTCCGGATTAGTTATATGTATCCTTTTACCATCCGTATCAAGTCGAGCTCGTCTTATTTCATTCAACTGAACTTCACTAAGCGAAATAGGTAAAGTTATAAATGAAGATTTTTTATCATAAAATCTTAACAGCCATCTATTAGTTTTACCATTCAATAGCACACCAAAATATGACTCAGTATCTTTATATTCTATATTATCTTCTGTTTGTATGATTTGTTTTACCCTTTCAAATAGCTCCAATTCTTTGGCTGTGGTTATTATGTTGGGGTTTTCTTCATCAACAATGGCGTTATTAACTTGTGTATCCGTTGCATCATTTTCTTTAGTTTGCTCTACCGGTTGTGTAGATAGCCCGGAAACCACCATTGCGCTAACAGCGCGCTCAACGGCCTGTTTAACTAATGGAGTCACGAACTCAAGAAATCTCTGATTAAGTTGTCTCTCAATATTTGAACGACTAGCAACATATCGAACAAACTCCAGATCAACTTCACGAAGACTAGAACTGATTGTTTTAGTAAATGAATTCAAATAAACACTTTCTTCAGCCAGTGTCCGTAAAGCCTCTGGTTTGAATTTATCATAACGAAAACGAAATAATTGTGTAATATCGGAGTGAGTTAGAGAATCCATTCTTATTTTTAAAAACGGCGTTGAATCCATTATGTTTTTTTGTTTCAAATCCGTAAAAAAACGCCATTCAACACCATTTGTAATGGCTGATATAGTAACTTCCGGTGTTGAATTAAAATATCTTGATAGCTGTGGGCAGTGATTATCAATTTGTTCTGAAAACGATTTCGCCTCAATGAACATCACAGGAACATCATGACAAAATAAAGCGTAATCAACCCGTTCATTAGCCTTAACCCCGGGGAAGTCAGCACTATACTCAGCTTTGACTTTTCTTGGATCATACGGAGTAAAACCAAGAATATCTAGTAATGGCATAATGAGTGCTTGTTTTGTCGTTTCTTCAGTTGTACAAAACACCCCCATTTTTGCAACATGCTCTGTGTGTATTTTTAACTTATTTGCAAAATTTTCCATGCTTGTCTCCTCCATGGTAACAATATGTATTTTGCAAATCCGAAATAATATATGTCAATATGCTCCAGCTTAGAAAATTACTCGCCCCCCTAAAATATCTCTCTACAGCACTCCAAACCAAGGTAAAAGTTTTATCATAAAACTGTGATTCATACCGGCACCTGCGTCCGGTAACTGGTCCCATTAAAAAACACAACATCGATGTTATAGGTGGGGTTATCTGCTCCATCTACCTTTGAAATTGCCAGTGATGCAAAATACCCAGCAAACTGTTGCTGAACCATGTTCACATAGTAGTCTGGGTAAATCTGCTGCACGATGCACTGCTGTGCAGGAATACCGTAATTCGCGTAAAACGGCGACTCCCCCAATCCCAGCTTTAACGTCTGAATGAGCGTCGTCAGCCAGCCGTAGGAGAAATCACCGTTGGCGTCAGATTCTACTGCAACCCATTTTTTGTTGCCGTTCGCGTCGGTGACGCGGCCCCATGTTCTCATCGTGCCCCCATCACTTTAACTAACTCTGTCAGTACTGGTGAAAAGGCAAATGCTAAAGCTACGAGTGCAGCGGTGTAATACATGCGTCGTAAGGTATTGCTTTTTGCCACTAATTTTAAGGCTTTCACAATCCAGTCTCCTCCGCTAAAATTAATCACGGAAGACCTCCAAACATACGTAATCATCCCTTGCGTATTCAAGGTGAGAAACAGAAAACCCCGACTGGGCCAACAGTCGGGGTTTTCGTTTTATGGTCAGAATTTAAAGTGAAATGAACCGGTATTAACCAGGATTTGGTTTCTTCGACGTAATCGTGCTGCTGCCGCTTTGAACACCAGTCACATCGTGGCTGTGGCCGCTGACGCTCACGCCGTTGATAACTGCATCCATCTCGACATTAAGAGGACCAATCAGCGAAGCGGTTGTATCCTTCATCTGGGCTTTGTCCTGGACGATCGGTCCATTGAGGTGAATTTTCCCGTTCAGGAAAATATCTTCGGCCTCGAGGTAAACAGCTTTCGACTTTTGCCTGATTTCTTCCAGAGCCACCATTACCGAGCTACTGCCGTCCTCTGTTTTGAGGATCGCGCCATCCGGACCGTACAAAACGATTTTTTGCGGATCTTCGTCGGACCACTCCTTGTTTGCCAATGGCACGAAAAACAGGGGAGTGAGCGACATCGAGTAAGAAAGCGTTGCCATACCGGTTCCCAATCCGGACACACCGCGCAGTGATACATCAGCGGCAATTGTTACTCCTCGATCGCCCGGCTGTATCGGGTAACGGATATACGGGAATGTGGCGACAGGGATTGTTATCTGCGGGAAGTTGATCCCCTCCGGCAGCATATCAAACTGAACTGTCACTATTTGCCCGCAGATATCGACAACATGGCAGGGCAATTCGCGGCCTTTAAGCTCGGCTTGCTGGTTACCAGAACTGGTCATCATCTCCGACAGTGTTCGGAGAAACGGTAATTTTTGAGCGTTTGACATTACACCCTCGCCCAGTTCTCAGCATATGCCTCAAATACCGTCACCCAGGCATCGCCATCGGCTGGCAGATACGAACCAATGTGTCTGACTGATTTCACAAGAAATTTCCCGGTGAACGTGGTCGAATTTTTTGCGATAACGCTGGGTACCGTTGTATTAGCCATCACAATCGACGCAGCGCCAGAATATAGCCCCTCCGGCAGTTTAACCACATCACCACATCTGATATCGCCTCTCCCGGCTGAATTTCTTCAGCCTCAAGAATATGCATCAGTGCTGAACCGAGGCCGCCAGTAATCTCGATCTCTGCCATCAAAAATATCCTGATTTTTACAACTCCGCGTAATTACCGTGCGCGATGATCAATCCATAGGTGTAACAATCGAAAAGGTCATCAGCACGTTTATGCGCGTCTTTATCCGCCAGGTGGAATCCGGCGATTTGTTTTATGAGGTGGTTTGCGGTGGTGCGCTTGAATGAAACGGTCTTGTCGTAAGCCTCCCGGACGATTTTGCACATCCCCTGATAGTGGTAGCTGGATGCCATCACCGCCCGTTCGTCTTTGCCCTTGCTGGTTAGTGCCGATTTAATCGGCGTCATATCCCAGCCTTCGGTTTCCGCCTTCTGGTTGAGGATTGCCCCCATCGCGGCGTCTTCCATAAAAATTCCCTGGCTGCCCAGACGCGGACGGCATAATTTCGCGAGGCGCTCAAGGTTGTCATAAACGCCGGGGATATAACGCCTCTGCATCAGTACAATGCGCCAGCCAGCTCTTTTGCTTACCGTTAATCATATCCCGCAAAAAAGCCTCAAGTTCAGACTTGTTCAGACCTGCTTTTTTCATCCTCCGGAGCGCCTCGTTAATTGCCGTTTTTGTCAGCTTTTTAGAGGCCAACAACTGGTTGAACATATTCCCCGTCTTACCGCCGCCAATATACGACCAGCGCCCCCACATGCGCAGTTTTCCCTGAATCCAGACACTTTCCAGCGTGGTGAGACGAAGGTGTTCCCCGCTTTTGCCTGTATTTGTTGGGTAAATCATAAATAACCTTCCTTTCTCCAGATTTCTTGCGTGCGAAAAACACCTTCTGCATGCATCAGGCGTAATTCTTCTTTGGTGTAATCGCTTGTTTTTACCCGCCCGTCGATTAAATCGTGGCACGAGCTACAGGCAATCGCTGCCTGCATATCGTGTGGCTTTATCGCCGTTCCGCACGTTCCCGCCAACCTGTAATGCGCCAGCACAGAAGTTTCGGGATTGTGATTGCAGTAGCCAGGGATTCTGACCTGGCACATCTGGCCCCGCGCCGCTTTACGTAAATCCACCATTACGCAAACTCCAGTAGCTGCGCGGCCACATTTTCGACTTGTTCCGGAGAGGAAAATTTACGGAACAGAATCCAGTTCCACAGCACATTCAGTACAGATTTATAAACCTGCTGAAACTCGGTTTCGTCCATATTCGCAAACGCGATGGATTTCGCCCGACGCCCACGACTACCGTCCGGATAAATATGCTCGGTGTAAAATCCGGCCTGAATGGTTACCCACTCGCGGAAAGCCTCAAACAACTTTAGCAATGCCGTATCACGGGTTCTGTGTGTCGCAACTGTATTCAGATATTGCTCTGCGGCTTCGCTCAGAGCTGGCGTATGTTCCCGGCCTACTGATTCACACAGGTAATCAACGAAACCGGACACCAGTTTTCGTTCGCGAGGCGTGATCGCCCCACCGACCGGAGTCCAGTAATCGAAACCCAGTTGCAGGAGTTTGAAAAAACGCTTGTGGAATGCGTAGTTACGCACACGCTTAAAGTCTGCGTGTATCCACTCACCTATTTTGATTTGATGCAGAAAATCGCAACTCTCCGGCGTCGCCGGGAGAAGTAAACCAGAAGAAGTTTGTTTGACCAGTTGTATATGCGCCATTTCTCAATCTCTCGATGGCGCAGTGCAGCAGATGCCAGTTGTTCAGGCTGACGAATGAAGTATAAATAAACTGGCTCCAGTGTAAAGCCCCCACATTGATGGAATAAAAACCAAACAACAGATTGCTGGGATAAAAACAACGCTTATTATTAAAAGCGGTTAAACAAATTAAATTTTAATGTTATGCAAATCTACCAGATCACCATAATATCTCATTTGAAAACCACTGAAATAACAACCCTATCAGGATTAATCATATTAAGGTGAGTAAATATGGAAAACAACAAATCTGCACATTACGCTCCTTTTTTATCTGTAATACTTTTTGTTTTATGCTGTGCGTGGGCATTATTTTTATAAAAATATTTACAGATAAAATAAACCCGCCAAAGCTGGTTAAGTGTGGGTGCGTTGAGGATGCATAATACATCAGAGGTGGCGAGGGATTTCTCCCTCGCCCGGTCTCTTACTCCTCAGGTTCGTAAGCTGTGAAGACAGCGACCTCCGTCTGCCCGGTTCGGATTCGTACCTCACAGAGGTCTTTCCTCGTTACCAGTGCCGTCACTATGACGGTTAAACAGATGACGATCAGGGCGATTAACATCGCCTTTTGCTGCTTCATAGCCTGCTTCTCCTTGACCTTTCGGTCCGTAAGAGGCTAATCTCTATGTGTCGCATAGATATGGCCTCAGATTAATGTTAAACGTCTTGCAGGACGCGTAATGTTAACTGGGGCTTTTCTCTATCTACCTTTGGTGATCATGCCCGAGGCAGATAGCCTCAAGCACCCACAGCAATTCTAACTATCCAATACATCACTGCCAACACTTTAAACTCTTACCCTTTAAAACAAGAACAAAATTCAACCAATCAGCATTGGGCGTATACTCATATCCTAGAGAAAACAACTCTTTCTGTACTATTTATATCCATATGATTTATAAGCATTTGCCACTTGCCATAGCCGCACAATGACAGTTTGCCATTTGATGTCAATAGATAAAAATGATCGTTTTCAATGAGTTACATACTTGCAAGGCGTTGCACATCAGGCCCGATTACGTCAGTATCAAAAGATTACAGATGGTGCATTACGGCCACCTCGCCTTAATGTTCCAGAACTCTCCAACTTGAGGAATTTTCAATGACATCCTTTCAATTATCTTTGATTTCTCGTGAAATTGACGGCGAAATAATACATTTACGTGCCAAAGATGGTTACATAAACGCCACATCAATGTGTAGAACTGCGGGCAAACTGCTCTCTGATTACACTAGACTCAAAACTACTCAAGAGTTTTTTGACGAATTATCACGCGATATGGGAATTCCCATATCGGAGTTAATTCAATCATTTAAAGGTGGAAGACCTGAAAACCAAGGGACATGGGTGCATCCTGACATCGCTATTAATCTAGCGCAGTGGCTATCGCCCAAATTTGCAGTCCAGGTTTCAAGATGGGTTCGTGAATGGATGTCAGGGGAAAGAACTACAGCAGAAATGCCTGTACATTTAAAACGGTACATGGTTAATCGTAGTAGAATTCCTCACACGCACTTTTCTATTCTTAATGAACTGACATTCAACTTGGTTGCACCTCTTGAACAAGCAGGGTACACACTCCCAGAAAAAATGGTTCCTGACATTTCACAAGGAAGAGTATTTTCACAATGGTTAAGAGATAATAGAAACGTAGAACCCAAAACATTCCCTACCTATGACCATGAATATCCCGATGGTCGCGTATACCCTGCAAGGCTGTACCCAAATGAATATTTAGCAGATTTCAAAGAACATTTTAACAATATTTGGTTGCCGCAATATGCCCCGAAATACTTCGCTGACCGGGACAAAAAGGCTCTCGCCTTGATTGAAAAAATTATGCTACCTAACCTCGATGGCAATGAACAGTTCTAAATGATTAGCCAGCCCCATAAGGGCTGGTTATTTAGTATTATCAACCCCAGCGGCAAATCGAATACACCACCAGCGCCACCGCCATCGCAATTCCTACCGTTGTGAATGCTTCAGACCAGGTCATCGTAAAACATCCTCCACGCTTATAAGTCCGCTTCGCTCCAGGTAGTCCATCACTTTATCCGGCAATTTGCAGCCCGGTTTCGCTTTCTTAAGTTGACTAACCAATTGTTTAACCAGCATTGTCAATTCGCGAACTTGTTTCCCGGGCTCCCCTTTGCCCTGAAGCAGGGCAGCGCGGCAAGCGTTCCATCCCTCAGCATATGTTTCAGTTACACCATCGAGATGGCATGTAAGCAAATCCATTTCTTCCGGCACTACGGGCGCTGGAAAAACGGCATAGGATGGCGTCCTTTTTGGCGCTTTATCTCCAGCCGAACGCTGATACCAGTCATCCGGTTTGTATTCATAAAAATCACCAACTGGCTCTGCTTCCAGAGATGCCAGAGCAATTTTGAATAATTCGCCCTCTACCCATGCCATCCCTGAATTGGGGTGGCATTTCTCAATCGCTATTTTTAATTTAGCTTCTTCGATTAATTGCTTTTTGGTTAATTCAGTCATTTTTCATTACCGCCCTTTCGGGCCGCCTCCTAATATTTTGAGGGTGCCCCCCCCCCCTCCGGTTAAGGATTAAATTTTATTTACAGTGCTAAATTTAATTATTCAGATTTGGATTATGATTTCTCTTTCAGTTCACGCAGTTCCCTGATTGTTAATTTGGCTCACAACAGCACATCCTGAAAATTACCCTGATAGAACGCCAGTACACGCTGCATGACTTCGCTCTTCCGGCACTCGCGACAGATTATATTCAGACGCCTGTCATAGCGGCGTATTTCTCCGTCTGGTAATGACCAGATAAGGTCCGGATCAACTACAGCAGGTTTCTTCACCTTTGCCCTCGATAGTTTTTTGCGGGCGTTTTGCCAGTCCTTACGAGCCTGTTCAGAGGGAAATAGCCCGTAGCCGGAGTTATATACATCGCCACTGGCAACCAGCTCTCTGGCGAGAACGCTCATTAAATATCTTGTCGCACCTGTCTTAGCTTCAAGTTGTCGTAACGTCTCGCGCCCATTCTGGCGCACGAGTTCAACAACCTGCCCCTTAATTTTTTCCCGCTCTTCTTGTGTAAATACTTTTGCCATAAGCGCCTCCGGCAATCACTTTTCCGATACAACACAGCGGGAAGAATCAGTAATCTGGCGAACAATATCCCGGTGCTTGTTCAACTCCCGCAGCGCGGCGCAGACACGCTCCCACTTCTGGACATGGCTTTTCGCCCGACGCAGTTTGCGGTTTGCCAGATGCAGCGATGGCAAAATCAAATCATCCGCCCGCGTTTCGGTAAACGATGGCAACGACTGCACAATGTCCGCTACAGTATCTGTTTTAATTTCTTCCTGTGTTGCAGCCTCCTGTACTGGTAACGCAACACCTGCGGGCTGAGGAAAAGCCTTACCATCAGTTTCCGCTACCGATGCTGCTTTCGGCTCTGCTGGTAAATTATCGCCCGGTATGCAGTAACGAAATTTACCGCCCTGATTTACGCGAATCAGACGACCTTTGCTGATTGCCATTGCCAGCGTTGAAGCCACTTTGCGTGATGTGGTACCAAACAATGTAGCCAGCTCATCAGCCGTTTGTGGTCCGCGTTGTTCAATCGTCGCGGTTAAATCGCACTCTGAGATTTTCGCTACTGTTGCTGTGGTGGTTTCTTCCGGCAGTTCTGCCTGCTCTGGCTGTTCCTGCTGAACGTTGTTATCAGCCACACGCCAGGTGTATACGCTTTTATCAACGAAACCAGCCTTTTTCAGTTCCCACAGCTCGTTCAGTACCTCTTCACGACTGATATCAAGTCGCGCAGCGAGTTCTACCGACGTGGCTTTTCCCATTGCTTTCAGTGCGTCAAAAACAGTCTCCATTAAAATTTGCTCCCGGTAAAATTACTTATCAACTCAAACAAAACCAGCCGCTTTCCGGCGTTCATATTCCTGTTTCAGCAACTCAATTGGTGTTGGCCCCGACGGGCGTTCTGGTGCTGCCAGTTGCCGCCGTACGGGCGGAACGCTGAAGCCGTCACCAACATGCTTTGCCCATTTCGCCAGTTGCCGTTCTGCAAGTCGTTTTAACTCCCCTTCGGTCATCTGGCGCTCAATCCCCTTTGAACGCATCTCGAGGCAAATGTGATACAGCACAGGCTGAGACCACGGGTATTTATCGCTTCCGTCGTATCGCCAGGACTTGTTGCGCCAGCGTCGGTACTCCTCCATCACAGCATCCACCGTCAGACCGAATGGATTGGCCCCGCTTTCCGAAATCAGCGCCACAAACTCAGCCAGGTCCGGAGGCCATGTTTCACCCGTCCGGCAGCGGTCCATGCACTGGCGGCAGACCTGTCGGATTTGCTGCTCAGTCATCGCACCAATCTGTGCAATCCAGAGCTTCGAAGGTGCGGCCCCGTTCTTCTGGGTCCAGCGGTTCGAATAAACCTCCCCCATGAGTTCCCACAACTTCCAGGCCGTTTCCGTCGCTGATAAATCCGTTTTCACGTTCCCACTGCTCACGTGCTGCCCGAATTTCCTGAACTGCCCGTGATGCGGTGCCACCTGGTGCTGCTGCATGGTTCACCCCCTTGCTGACTGGTTTAACCTGCGCCCTGACGTGATTTACGTGACGGGCGAATTTCTGCTCCCACTGAACCTGCGTGAAAACTTTCCCCTCCGCTGCCCAGTAGTCCCGGAAGGCGGCAAGTTCAGCTGGTGTAAATTCCGGCTCCGGCAGAGCCACTCCCCACAGAGCTGCCCGCCGTCGAAAATCCAGCGACGGATGCCAGCCATCAGTCATCGGAAATTTCCCGATGGGTTCGTTCAGGCCTTCCAGGTAATCAGGTTCCGCTGTCTGCAACGGCACGCCATTTGCCTCACTGGCCGGAGCACTCTCGCGCACGCGCGCGTTATGTGTGGGGTTTATATATCTGTTATCTGTTATCTGGATACCGCATGACAAAGCGTTAGCCTTATCCTTAGGCTTATCCTCAGGCAAAGGGATTGCCTTATCGAATGCCATCCCCAAAGCCTCAGAAACCCCATAGGACGCGGCTCTCAGCGATTCCCTGGCCTCCCATTTGAGAGGACAATCAGGAATTAAAGCGAATGCCTTTGCCCAGGATTTAATGACATTTATCGAGTTTGGCGGATTGTGTTTCGCAGCATTCGGGAGCCAAAAAACTCTGGCTTTGATATCTGCTTTCACCATGCCAAGATTCATGGCTTCGCCTAAGGCTAAGTCAAAGGCTTCGATATCCCACCCCAACTCTTCAGCCATTGCTGCCCGCCCGGCTTTAAACAACCCAGGAATAATCCCGGTAAATGGACTGGTCAGCAGATAAATAAACAAACTCTGTCCACTTGGAGGCAGAGGAGATAACGCCCTAAATTTGGGATCATCCCATATCGTTATTTTTACCTTGCGATAAGGCTCATTGTTTGCCTTAGTTTTTGGCATGGGATTTGGCATATTTTTAGCCTTAACCATAATTGCCTCATCTGGTGTCGAACCTTCCTCCGGATATAATCTGTGATTCCCCAATCAACAGAACCAAAGGAGGTTCGACATGTCTTTTACATTTGATAAGTCTGCTCCATTCCCCCAAAAATTTTGGGTGGACAGTATTACTGGAACCGAGTCAAAAATTTTTAGCACCTCAGGAATGCTCAATCGCGGAGGAGTAAAAATACTTGCCCAGGAATTCCACACACAGGAGCTAAATTACGGGGCTTATCACAAACTAGAGTTGATAATGGATGCAACCCAAATTGATGAACTGATCGTTGCCCTACAAAAGCTAAAAGAAAAGATGTCATAATCACCCCCTAAAAATTACGTGGCGCAGCGGTTGAGCTTTGCTGTAGTCGATCTCATCGCCATACTCAATATCAAGAGCTTGTCCCTGCGCCAGTTCCATCCACCGAATGTGTTCTGCGGCTTTTTCTTTATCTTTGATATTGATGAACAACAGCGTTGACGAGGGATACCCGTTAACAAGATGGCGATGCAGAGAGAGTCGTATGGCATACCAGGCAACATTTCGGGCTATACGCTGAAGCAATGTTTCGCCTTCCAGTGTTTTAAGTCGGTATTTTTTCAGTTCATATTTTTCCATCACCACATCACCTTAATGAACAACAACAGAATCGCCGGACGAACCACCGCCGCTGAAATGCGCTTTCCGGTAAACGGCCTGGACTGCATCATCATGCGCATCAATTGCCGTACTTAACGCTTCTTGCGCCGCCAGTAATGCACGGCGTTCCAGGGTATCGAAGATGCAGAGTCGGTGACGCAACTCGCGCGGAAGGATTGCCAGAATTGCTGGGATCAGCTTCTGAATTTTTTCTCTTTGCGTTTTCGTTTCACCTTTCAACCAACGGTGATAGATATTCTGCTGATTGTTCCAGTCCTTGCCTGGAACCAGGGGCAATTCGCCGCCCCCCTGGCGCAGATATTCTTCAGTAATTGCATTGGCTACCCATGCCTGCCCTTTTTCGGCTGCCAGGGCAAACAACACTGATTCGATGTGCTCATGCTTGATTTTCATGAATCATTTGCCTCTTGATGTTTCAGGTATGATCAAATGAGGATTTGTTACTGTCATTTAGTTGCTTCACTGACATATTCTGCGAACAACATGCCGAACGTCGTAAATATGACCAGTCAATATCAGGACGAAGCTCTTCGCACAGAACCTCACCTCTTGTTGCTCGTTCAATTGCTGGACATCTCTCGGCAGGCAATTGACGTACCCCTTTGATCCATTGATTTACGCTTGGAGGTGATACACCTAAAAGCCTAGCCATTGCTGATTGCCCACCGACAACAGCACAAGCTTGCTTGAATGAATAGTTCTCTTTTTTCATCGAATGAACTCCAAAAACACACAGAAATATTAGGCGACGCCTAACATAAATGTCAATAGGCTATGCCTAATGCGATAAAGGTAGGGATTGCCTAATGCAATGAGCATAGGAGAATATTAAGCAATGCTTAGTGGTAAAGACTTAGGCCGAGCGATAGAGCAGGCCATTAACAAAAAAATCGCATCGGGATCCGTCAAATCAAAGGCGGAGGTCGCACGCCACTTCAAAATCCAACCACCATCAATTTATGACTGGATTAAGAAAGGCTCCATAAGTAAAGATAAACTTCCAGAATTATGGCGTTTCTTTTCTGATGTTGTTGGTCCAGAGCATTGGGGGCTTAACGAATACCCCATACCAACCCCCACCAATTCAGATACAAAAAGTGAACTTTTAGATATAAACAACCTTTATCAAGCAGCCTCTGATGAAATAAGAGCGATTGTAGCTTTCCTGTTATCTGGAAATGCTACAGAACCAGATTGGGTTGACCACGATGTTCGCGCCTACATAGCAGCGATGGAAATGAAAGTGGGTAAGTATCTGAAAGCTCTAGAATCTGAACGGAAAAGCCAGAACATCACAAAAACTGGAACTTAAACTTATATGGTCTGACGGAAAACTCCTGGATTCCGTTATTTAACCCCCCATCACTTTCTCCTGTCGCCATCACCTATTAGGTTACACCCAAAACATTAGGCATAGCCTATTGACAATCAATTAGGCATTACCTATAGTTCCAGCATACCACCCACCCCGCCCCACAGAACGCCGGGCAATACTTCGAGTTACCAGGCAGTGGTAAGGGGTTAAGTAGCCAGCCCGAGGCGTATGAACATGACGGCGGGATTCAAATTTTGCAGTGCAGCAGTTAGTTCCGCCACCCGGCGTTAAGGGGAGAGATAAGATGGTGCATTACGAAGTAGTTCAGTATTTGATGGATTGTTGCGATATCACTTACAGCCAGGCTGTACAGGCTCTACGCAGCAACGACTGGGATCTCTGGCAGGCAGAAGCCTCTATCCGCAACAACAAAATGTGAGGTGCGAAAAATGCAAAAAATCGACCTCGGCAATAACGAATCCCTGGTGTGCGGCGTGTTCCCCAACCAGGATGGAACGTTCACCGCCATGACGTATACCAAAAGCAAGACATTCAAAACTGAAACGGGCGCACGTCGCTGGCTTGCCAGAAATACTTGCTAATCCATTATTTGGATTAATTCAATATTCTCGCTGTAGGGGTATAGCAGAAACCACCAAAGCCCGGAGGTGGTGAAATAAAACCGGGCACAACACGAAGTCGCATTTCCGATATCCATAAAGAGTCGGTCTTGTCTGTTAAATTTAAATGGTGGGAGTGCGCCTCCGGTTGTGGATAACAACACTGCTGTGTGTAGTCTTGGCGGCATCAGTTTTTTCTTGAAGTTCGACTGATGTCCGCCCTTTTTAAAGTGAATTTTGTGATGCGGTGAATGCGGCTAAGCGCACGCGGCACAGTTAAAAGTCATGTTAGTCCTTATTGGTTTGGGTGGGAAAGCCGACTGTAATTGTTAACTGGTTGCAGTCACCTGGAGGCACTAGGCACCGCATCAACAAAGTTCATTTGTAAAAATGGAGATAATTATGATTGCACATCACTTCGGAACTGATGAAATACCACGTCAGTGTGTGACTCCTGGTGACTATATTCTTCATGAAGGCCGGACATATATTGCCTCGGCAAACAATATTAAAAAGCGAAAACTTTATATTCGTAACCTGACTACAAAAACATGCATTACTGACTGCATGATTAAAGTCTTCCTCGGTCGTGATGGTTTACCTGTAAAGGCGGAGTCATGGTGATGACTAAGAAAATAAAATGTGCTTACCACCTTTGCAATAAAGAAATTGAAGAAAGCAAAAGTATTAAAAGACCACTTCATTTCATGCGTGGAGTTATCCCAACGACGGAAATGAAAAAATATTGTAGTGAAATTTGTGCCGAAAAAGACCAGATGGCACACGAACTTTAATTAACTGACTATTCGAAACTGAATTTATGCCAGCAATGGCAGGGATTCGCTCAACCTTAATTAAGGAGAAAAACATGATTACCAATTATGAAGCCACTGTTGTAACTACCGATGACATTGTTCACGAGGTTAATCTGGAAGGAAAGCGTATTGGCTACGTGATTAAAACAGAAAATAAAGAAACCCCATTCACTGTGGTTGATATCGACGGTCCATCAGGCAACGTAAAAACACTTGATGAAGGTGTCACAAAAATGTGCCTGGTTCACATCGGAAAGAATCTGCCCGCAGAAAAAAAAGCCGGATTTCTGGCAACTCTGATTGCAATGAAATTAGGCGGTGAAATCTGAAAGAAATAGCCTGCGCCATACGCAGGCTATGAACAGTGTGTATCCGGCAAGATCATTCACTGAACAAAACGAATTTTAATCTGAGTTGAGGTTAAAAAACAATGAGCACAAAACCACTCTTCCTGTTACGGAAAGCGAAAAAATCATCCGGTGAACCTGACGTCGTCCTGTGGGCAAGCGACGATTTTGAATCGACCTGTGCCACTCTGGACTACCTGCTCGTTAAGTCAGGTAAAAAACTGAGCAGCTATTTTAAACCTGTTGCCACGAATTTTCCTGTCGTTAATGACCTTCCCCCTGAAGGTGAGATCGATTTTACCTGGAGTGAACGCTATCAACTCAGCAAAGACTCAATGACCTGGGAACTAAAACCGGGAGCAGCGCCAGACGACGTTCACCACCAGGATAATGCTCAAGAAACCAAAGAACTGGCGGGAGGCCAGGAAGAAAACGCGCAGGCAGACGCCCACGAGGATTGCCAGGATTGCGAAGTCTCTGTAGCCACTTTGCGGTTCACACAGCGTCTTCTGCACATTTTTACGTATGCAGCCGGGGATCGGAAATACCTGCATCATGCCACCCGTGAACAACGCAAACACATTACTGCTCTTGAGATGGATCAGGAAAACAGCTATGTCCAGAATCTGCTGTTGGCCATACGCAGCATGGCAGAACCGACAACTCTGGATAATGCCGCCCTGCTCCGCCTGACTGATGCAATTAAGGCAGTGTTCTCTATCACGAAAAAACATCAGCCCTATGAATTTAAGAATTTCATTTCAGCCTGGCTGGATACCGAACACATTGATCGCGGTCTTCTGACAAAAGAATGGCGAAAAGGAAATCGTGTTTCACGCATCACGCGCACGGCTTCCGGCGCTAATGCTGGCGGCGGGAACCTCACCGATCGCGGCGAAGGTTTCGTTCACGATCTGACGTCACTGGCGCGCGACGTAGCCACTGGCGTACTGGCTCGTTCAATGGACGTGGACATTTATAACCTTCATCCGGCACACGCTAAACGTGTCGAGGAAATTATCGCTGAAAATAAACCACCCTTTTCTGTTTTCCGCGACAAATTCATCACCATGCCTGGTGGGCTGGATTATTCCCGCGCCATCGTGGTTGCGTCCGTAAAAGAAGCACCAATTGGGATCGAGGTCATCCCCGCACACGTCACTGAATATCTGAACAAAGTACTGACTGAAACCGATCATGCCAACCCTGATCCGGAAATCGTGGATATTGCCTGCGGTCGCTCCTCGGCCCCGATGCCGCAGCGAGTAACAGAAGAAGGAAAACAGGACGATGAAGAAAAACCACAACCATCTGGCGCAATGGCAGATGAACAGGCAACGGCTGAAACAGTGGAACCGAATGCAACTGAACATCATCAGAACACGCAGCCGCTGGATGCTCAGTCACAGGTAAATTCTGTTGATGCGAAATATCAGGAACTGCGGGCAGAACTCCAGGAAGCCCGGAAAAACATTCCATCAAAAAATCCTGTCGATGCCGATAAATTGCTTGCTGCATCACGTGGTGAATTTGTTGACGGAATTAGCGACCCGAACGATCCGAAATGGGTTAAGGGGATCCAGACTCGCGATTCTGTGTACCAGAACCAGCCAGAAACGGAAAAAATCAGCCCGGATGCGAAACAACCTGAGCCAGTAGTGCAACAGGAACCGGAAATAGTCTGCAATGCCTGCGGTCAGACTGGCGGGGATAACTGCCCTGACTGTGGTGCGGTGATGGGCGACGCAACATACCAGGAAACATTCGGTGAAGAGAATCAGGTTGAAGCTAAGGAAAAAGATCCGGAGGAAATGGAAGGCGCTGAACATCCGCACAATGAGAATGCTGGCAGCGATCCGCATCGCGATTGCAGTGATGAAACTGGCGAAGTCGCAGATCCCGTAATCGTAGAAGACATAGAGCCAGGTATTTATTACGGAATTTCGAATGAGAATTACCACGCGGGTCCCGGTGTCAGTAAGTCTCAGCTCGATGACATTGCTGATACTCCGGCACTGTATTTGTGGCGTAAAAATGCCCCCGTGGACACTACAAAGACAAAAACGCTCGATTTAGGAACCGCTTTCCACTGCCGGGTACTTGAACCGGAAGAATTCAGTAACCGCTTTATCGTAGCACCTGAATTTAACCGCCGTACAAACGCCGGAAAAGAAGAAGAGAAAGCGTTTCTGATGGAATGCGCAAGCACAGGAAAAACGGTTATCACTGCGGAAGAAGGCCGGAAAATTGAACTCATGTATCAAAGCGTTATGGCTTTGCCGCTGGGGCAATGGCTTGTTGAAAGCGCCGGACACGCTGAATCATCAATTTACTGGGAAGATCCGGAAACAGGAATTTTGTGTCGGTGCCGTCCGGACAAAATTATTCCTGAATTTCACTGGATCATGGACGTGAAAACCACAGCGGATATTCAACGATTCAAAACGGCTTATTACGACTACCGCTATCACGTTCAGGATGCATTCTACAGTGACGGTTATGAAGCACAGTTTGGTGTGCAGCCAACTTTCGTTTTTCTGGTTGCCAGCACAACTGTTGAATGCGGACGTTATCCGGTTGAGATTTTCATGATGGGCGAAGAAGCAAAACTGGCAGGCCAGCAGGAATATCACCGCAATCTGCGGACCCTGGCTGACTGCCTAAATACCGATGAATGGCCAGCTATTAAGACGTTATCACTGCCCCGCTGGGCTAAGGAGTATGCAAATGACTAAGCAACCACCTATCGCAAAAGCCGATCTGCAAAAAACTCAGGGAAACCGTGCACCAGCAGCAGTTAACGATAAGGATGTGCTGTGCGTGATTAACAGCCCGGCAATGAAAGCGCAACTGGCAGCAGCTCTGCCACGTCACATGACAGCGGAACGCATGATCCGCATTGCTACAACAGAAATCCGTAAAGTACCGGAACTAAGAAACTGTGACTCGACGAGTTTTATCGGTGCCATCGTACAGTGTTCACAGCTCGGACTTGAGCCAGGTAGCGCCCTCGGTCATGCATATCTGCTACCGTTCGGCAACGGAAAAGCAAAAAACGGTAAGAAGAACGTACAGCTGATCATCGGTTATCGCGGCATGATCGACCTTGCCCGTCGATCAGGTCAAATCATCAGTCTGTCAGCTCGTGTTGTCCGTGAATGTGATGAATTCAGCTATGAACTTGGCCTTGATGAAAAACTGGTTCATCGTCCCGGTGAAAACGAAGATGCCCCTATAACCCATGTCTATGCTGTTGCAAAACTGAAAGACGGAGGAGTGCAGTTTGAAGTCATGACCCGCAAACAGGTAGAAAAAGTTCGCGACACACACAGCAAGGCGGCAAAAAACGCAGCGTCAAAAGGGGCGTCGTCCATCTGGGATGAACACTTTGAAGACATGGCCAAAAAGACAGTGATACGAAAACTGTTCAAGTATCTGCCGGTATCTATTGAAATCCAGCGTGCAGTATCGATGGATGGAAAAGAGGTGGAAACAATTAATCCAGACGACATATCGGTTATAGCCGGGGAATACAGTGTAATCGATAATCCAGAAGAATAATCCAGCCCGGCGGTGTAATGCACCGCCAACGTGAGATAGTTTTTATGACAAAAACTTTGAGATATGACGATGTTAAACCATGTCCGTTTTGTGGTTGTCCATCAGTAACGGTGAAAGACATTTCAGGATATTACCGGGCAAAATGCAACGGATGCGAATCCCGAACTGGCTATGGTGGAAGTGAAAAAGAAGCGCTCGAAAGATGGAATAAACGAACCACTGAAAATATTAATGGAGGCGTTCATGTATAAAATTACCGCTACAATTGAAAAGGAAGGTGGCACTCCTACTAACTGGACAAGATATTCAAAATCTAAACTAACGAAATCAGAATGCGAAAAAATGCTCTCAGGTAAAAAAGAAGCAGGCGTTTCCAGAGAGCAGAAAGTAAAACTGATAAATTTTAATTGCGAGAAACTTCAGTCCTCGTGAATTGCATTGTATTCAAATTAAAACTTCATAGCTGATTATAAATAATCAACATCAGGCGTCAATTTCAGTCTAACATTGGCGCCTGCCAGAGGTGATGCGATGGCACAAGTAATCTTTAATGAAGAGTGGATGGTTGAATACGGCCTGATGCTTCGCACTGGTCTGGGGGCCAGACAAATTGAAGCATATCGCCAGAACTGTTGGGTGGAGGGCTTCCACTTCAAACGAGTATCTCCTTTAGGTAAGCCAGACAGCAAACGAGGGATTATCTGGTACAACTATCCAAAGATAAATCAGTTTATCAAAGACTCATGATATGTCTAAATTACCAACAGGTGTCGAGATTAGAGGTAGAAACATTCGCATCTGGTTCATGTTTCGAGGAAAACGATGTCGGGAAACATTAAAAGGCTGGGAGATTACAAACAGTAATATTAAAAAGGCCGGAAATTTAAGAGCGCTGATAGTTCATGAAATAAACTCCGGTGAATTTGAGTATTTAAGACGTTTTCCCCAGTCCAGCACTGGGGCAAAAATGGTGACAACGAGAGTCATAAAAACGTTCGGGGAGCTTTGTGATATCTGGACAAAAATTAAAGAGACAGAGTTAACAACAAACACAATGAAGAAAACGAAATCACAATTAAAAACACTCAGAATAATAATTTGTGAAAGTACCCCGATATCATATATTCGTTATAGCGATATCTTAAACTACCGGAATGAACTGCTGCATGGAGAAACGCTTTACCTGGATAATCCAAGATCCAACAAAAAAGGAAGAACCGTGCGCACAGTTGATAACTATATCGCCCTGCTCTGTTCGCTGTTACGTTTTGCGTATCAGTCGGGATTTATATCAACCAAACCATTTGAAGGAGTAAAAAAATTACAGCGAAACAGAATAAAGCCTGACCCGTTATCTAAAACAGAATTCAATGCATTAATGGAAAGTGAAAAAGGACAGAGCCAAAACTTGTGGAAATTTGCCGTTTACTCCGGGCTTCGTCACGGGGAACTGGCAGCTCTGGCGTGGGAGGATGTGGATTTCGAGAAGGGAATTGTGAATGTCAGAAGAAACCTGACGATACTTGATATGTTCGGTCCCCCAAAAACAAATGCCGGGATCCGGACGGTAACATTACTGCAGCCTGCTCTTGAAGCACTGAAGGAGCAATACAAACTGACCGGGCATCATCGCAAAAGCGAAATCACCTTTTATCATCGGGAGTACGGCAGAACCGAAAAGCAAAAACTGCATTTTGTTTTCATGCCAAGGGTGTGTAACGGAAAACAGAAACCTTATTACTCGGTAAGCAGTTTGGGGGCAAGGTGGAATGCAGCAGTAAAACGTGCTGGTATTCGCCGCCGTAATCCGTACCATACGCGGCATACTTTTGCCTGCTGGCTGTTGACGGCAGGAGCGAACCCGGCATTTATAGCCAGCCAAATGGGGCATGAAACTGCGCAGATGGTGTATGAAATTTACGGTATGTGGATTGATGACATGAACGACGAACAGATAGCCATGTTGAATGCGCGGTTATCGTAG